CAACGCTAAAAGCAAGATTAGTTTTTTCATGCTTTTGGTTTAGTTGTTGGTGTTGTGCCATTTCCGTTCTTCTTACCGTTACCAGTAGAGAGCCCGAAAGTTGCGAGCGCGCCCGTAAAAATCGAAGCGACGAAAGTTATATCAGATGATGCTCCTAAAGGTTTTTTAACCATAGGTAGCTCAACATAATTAAGAGTAATAATGAATCCACTCCAAATCACAACTCCTAAACGCACCATTGCGCCTAGTATTGCCATTTGTTCATCATGGTCATCTACATTTTCTTTTAATTTTTTAAGTAAACCTTTCTTTTCTATATCAGGTTTCAGTTCGTTTTTTTCCACGTATCTTCTTCCAAGTTGTTTTTATAACTGGTTTCATAATCTTTACAACCCAATTAAATACAGCAGTAGCAGTTAATGCAGCTGCAACTGAAGCCACTGCTGTGGTGGTTGCTGTAATTAATATTTCATTTTCAGGAAGAGGAATATCAATATTTGTAGAAAACAAATTAACTGTCCTCATTCCCGGTTGGGTATTTGGTTTGGTAGAAGTACCTTCTGTTGCTTCAGCATCTATTTCATAATTATCTATAGATGTATCTGTTTCTATTTCTATTTGTTCCGTTGCTCTTAAATCACTTGGAGGTATAACCAACGGAGTATAGAAAGGTACTTCTGCTGTTGGAAGCGGTATAGATATTGTCTCTATCGTTTCAATTGGTGGAATTTCTATAACTGGAATTTGATTAAGTTCTTGTTTCCAATTTGGCATCAGCTAGGTTCTGTCGGCCAAGTGATGTTGTCTGGGTCGGACTGAGAAGAAGGTATATCTCTTAGTTCCTGACGATATGTTTTCCATTCATCAGATAATGTAAGATCGCTACTAGCTCTCCAGTCTGTTGCAGCTAGTTTTGCGTTTCTTTCAAGTCTTATATAACTCCATTTTTCGGCTAGTCTTTCAGCCTCTGTTGGTTGACTTGCATTATATTCTGCAATTTCAGCCTCTGTCATGGCGATTACTACGCCGTTTACCATTTTGTTCATTAGCTCTCCATGTATTGATAAAGTAAAATTTCCGTGTTAGGCATAAGGGTTCTGGCATATGATCCAGTACTAAGATCAGCTTCAAATCTAATTTTGCTGCATTGAAAGCTAGTATTCTCCGAACACACCCAAAGCTCCCCTTTTCTGTTTTGACCATTTCTAGACATTACGGTTCTTGCCCAAAATTTGAATGAACGAATTAACGAATTAGTATTTTCTACTGACATTTCTGCAATAAATCCAAAGTCTTGCTCATCAGATCCACAGTACATTCTTTTTTTATTGTCGTAACTACTGTAATTATAAGTTTCACTAGAGCTTTCTATTTCTAACCAATTAAAATCCCCGAAACTACCGGTAGGACTTACAAACCGCACAGCTCCGCTAGTATTGTTGCTAAAGCAAAAACGTTTACCAAAGATTAAATATCTAGCACTATTATCTGGTAAATCAATATCTATATAAGCTACACCAGCAGAATTAGTTACAACTGATTTAGATATAAATTTAAACCCTGCCCCACCAGTTGCTGGTATTGAGGATGAGAACCTAGCAATTGGTATAGTACCTGATGTTATATTACTAGCATCTAATTGTGTTAAATCTGCTGAAGGAGCATCTATAAATTCCAACTGTCCGACTGTTGAATTTCCACTACCACTTGCACTTTTAACTTTTAAAAAATTACCTGTTGCTGGTTGATTGTCTGGTAAAACAAGTGTAGAAGACTGACCAGCACTGTGTGGAGGAGATTTTATTTTTACTGCATTAGCTCCACTACTCGTAGCAAGGCTTAGTGTACCGTCTGCGCCACCAGCTCCTTTTATCTCAACTATTCCTGTACCATTATGGGAAAGTTGTACGTTTTCACTACTACTTTCTAAAGCATTTACTTTTATTTTTGACATTATGCCTCCTGATATTTATAAAGCATCGTTTGAGTACCGGATAGTAATACATCATACGCTTTTTGCATTTTTATGCCATTTATTCTTGTTTGGTTATAAATATCCATGAAAGTAAAATAATACTGACCTCTACCAGTATTTTCGGTATTAAACCACATGTGCATATAAGCTTTTTGTTGGTAATTGTTTGCTTGGTTATAAACCCCTGTACAAATATCCGCTGTAAAATCTATAAAATATTGGTTTGTACCATTATATGGTCTAAAATAACTCGAATATGTATTATGGAATTGGCTTTTAGCATATCCATACCAACCCCACTCTCGACCTTTACCAGTAATTACATTATTTCCAGCATCTAAAAATTCGAATCTTAAGTTACCATTACTTATATATATATTTTTTCCAATTAATCTATAACAAGTATTTTCTTCAAGACCGGTCCATTGAATGTTACTAACACTAGAGGTTAAATTAGTATATTGTACTAATTGGAATCCTCCACCAGAAGATCCACCTACAGTAAATCTTGCAGTTGGGACTGTTCCACTGGTGAAGTTAGCACCATCTAAAGGACTGGCAGGGGGAGTTGCTAAAGTTGCGTATGTTAATTTTCCTTCAGCAGTAGATCCACTTCCTGTTATGCTGTCAACTTTAAGATATTTGTCAGCTGTAACATTATCTTCTGAAAGGATTAGTGTATAATCTTGGGCTGCGCTCGCAGATGGTCCTTTAACTTTAACATCATCAAGTTGTAATGTTCCGTCTGTGTCACCAGATACTTTTACAACACCTGTACCATTAGGTATTAATTTTAAATTACTATCAGTTGTTAATGACTGTAATTCTTGAATTTGTATTTTTGACATTATGTCTCCATGTATTGATAAAGTAAAATCTGACAACCTACGTTTGGTTTTATGTAGTAACCTGAGTTATTAAATCCAAGCTCAATACCATGTATTTCTCTTGAGTGATAATCAGGGTTTGTAGTCAGAGAAAACCAAGATTCATTACTTGCTCTGAAACCTTTTCCCCAAAAATTCGATTGTCCCCACATACCATTTCTTGTTGTACCATTTACTACAATCGAGTTCCAATTACCGGTATATAAATCAAAATGCCCAGCGATGGGTCCGTCATAAGCAAATTCTCCTCTCATGAGTTCAACATATGATGACTGGCTGTACCCACCGTTATTTCTATAGCCAGTTATATAAGAAGCATATTCCATATACATACCTTGCATTACACTGCCATGTCTACTACCGTTAGACCCTAACGGCCACAAACCAAAAGTTGTAGCACTATTGTCAACTGTGCATTCCATATGTTTTACTACTACGTGATACGCAGTATTATTTGTAAGACCTGAAAATGTAACGCTTTGTACATTGTTGGCTGTAATAGTTTGAGATTGTATTAATTTAAAACCGAAGCCATTAGAAGCTTGAAAATCTGGAATGCGTGCGGGTGGTACAGTACCTGATGTTAGATTGTCTGCATTTAAAGGTGTGCTAGTAAGATCATTTGGTGGTACATCTGCATATTCTAATTGTGCATTATTATTAGTTACACTTTTAACCTTTAACAGTTTACCCGCTGCAATTTGATTATCAGGCAAGGTCATTGTGTAACCAAGATCTGCATTATTGGATGGAGCTTTTAATTTTACGCCGTGACTTTGTGCGCTGCAATTAAGTTGTAAAGTACCATCATTAGAAGAATTACCCTTGATTTCTAACGCTCCAGTAGAACCTTTTGTAATTACACTTACATCTTCATTAGTACTTGTTGCTTCAACTTCATTGACTTTTAATTTAGCCATAATTTAAACGTTTATAAAAAATTTATAGAGGAATTATTTGTTACAGTTACGGTAGTACCAGATGCAATAGTTATTGGACTTATGCCAAGATAATTATTGTCTGCCGTTGTTGTAAAGTTATTAGTGATTTCGTTATCTGCCTCTAAAAATAACTGTTCACCGCCAGAGCCTGTTAACTCTGTTAAACTAAACAAATAGAATAATTTAGGTAACATAACTTTAAACTGATACAAATGATATATTGCTTCCGCTTGTTACAGTTAATGTGGCATTAATTGTTAACGGAAGAAGATTCAAATAATTTTTATTTGTTCCTGTTGTAAAGTCTGTACTCAATACATTATCTGACTCTATAAATAGTTCTTCATTACCTCCACCAATTAAACCTCCTGTTGATGGAAGGTTAATTAAATTAGCTCCACTAATAGCTGGTAAAGTTGCTGGGAATCTAGCATCAGGTATTGTTCCGGATGTTAAATTAGTTGCACTTAAATTTGTAAGGTCTACGGGTAAGTTAGTTAAGTTAGCTCCACTAACTGCTGGTAAAGTTGCTGGAAATGCAGCGTCTGGTATTGTGCCAAATCTTGCATCTGGAATAGTACC